ATTGCGGAGTACCTTTTGTAAGTGCAATACCATTTACAGTTACTTGTACATCTCCACGTGGATAACTTGGTAACGGTATTACAGTTCCACCCATTTTTGCGTCAACTCTTGTTACAATATATTGAACGCTAATTCCAGTAACTGGATGTGTATTACCTGAATAAATAAATGTTGCCTGAATAACATCCCTTTCATATGCATTATTATGAGCATAATTGCCATTTCTTATTGTAAAACTATTACCCGTAACTGTATAATCAGTTTCATATAGAGTAGTGCCTGTCGCTCCTGTTCTTGGTGCATTTAATAAAATACCATTATATCGAACTTCTAAATTTCCTTCTGTCTTATTGTATGGTGCTGGTAATGCGAATGTACTTTGTGATGCACTTACTCCCAGAGATATATTAACATAAGAAAATGGTAGCGTATACCCGCTTGAATTTGCAGGAAAATCAATATTTTTTATATAATCATAAACATCATACTCAATACCACGTGCTGTATCAAGGGCAACGTCAACTTCTTTTGTGTTTATAACAAGTTTGCTATCTTCTTGATGATATTGTGGCGTTGTGCTATCAACTCTTGTTGTTGCACCTGTTTGAATCCATGATTTTCTGTTGTCAATATTTTGCATTAAATTAAATCCTGCCATACGAAATGCATCCATATAATGTTGACCAGCATCAGTGTCACCAGAGACCTGAAAAAAGAAATCACTGGTTTCTAATGGTGCAACTGGATATCCATTAGTATCATATGGTAATGAATTTGAAGGAAAATCTGCCTGAGTATATGGTACTGTATTAGGGTTTATTTTACCGTCAACAGTATAAACATATTCAGTAATGTTAATAAAAGGTTCTGGAATACCAATTAAAAGAAAAATTGATTTTAATGCTTCTCTTGTACCTTTAGATTTCCAGAAATAATTTGTGTTGATTAATATTCTTCTCCAAAGTTCAATATCAATTTCTGCTGGCATTAAATCAGTGTGCAAATTTCTTTCTGCATCACTAATAGATAAAAGACTGGTAACTAATTCTGCTTCATTTACCAATGAAAAATAATTCCATCCAAATGTCCTTGAAAGATTTTTAATTAATTGATCTGGGACGTTATTGACTTTATCGTAGGTAATACGGTTGATATTAACCAAAGAATCTATGAATTGTTTCATCTGGTCAAATTCTCTACCATATATTCTTAAGAGTTTAGTCATTTTACCGTCTTCAGTAAGATCATATGATTTAATAGAATCAGGTGTTAAAAATCGTGCAATTAAGTCTGTCTTTATTGCATCATATTTATTACCAATTGCTAAAATGCTACTCAAAAAAGTACGATATTTTGGAGTGCTGACATCTATGTTATAGTTATCGCTTGTTGTCCATAGCATCTGTGTATTCGAATAACTAATAGTTCCGTTGTCAAGTAAAATAGGGTCTTTTAATACGAATTTAAATCCGCTTGTATTTCCAGTTATTCTTTCTGAAACAATATATTTTTCATAATCACTTAATAATGACCTGAAATCTTCAAAAACAATATTGTTTGGTTTAATATGAAAATCAATTGCACCAGAATAACCAGATGTTGCGCCTGTAATAGTTGGAAATGGATTACCAGTTGTTTGAACTGTTAAATATTTTTTGGTTGAGCTATATCCAGTAAAACCAATAATTGTATATGAATTTTCAGTAGGATTAAGTGTAGACCAAACAACATATTGATTGTATGAAAGATTTAAATTTTTTAATGGATTATCATCTGGATTACTCACATTACCATAATTAAATGCTAAACCAAATGTGTTAACAATAGAATTAATTGGTATTCTAAATATAGAAACGTTAGTAATTGGATTGTAACTAAAACCGCTAAAAGTAATTGTATTAGTATGTGTAAGCTGGGAATTCATGAATAAACTAGCAGGGTATGCTACAATAATGTTTTGTATTGATACTGTTAAAAATTCATATGCTGAACCAAATCTAACAAAAGTATTTAAATTTGATTTATCTAAATTTAAAACAGCATTAATGTTGTATTGATGTATGATTTCAGATTGTGTTTGTGTTAAACCAATAGTTTCAAGAGTGACTGGACGTACAAATGAACTTAAGGTGTTTGTATAATCAATAGGTACTCTACCTTCAAAATTTGATGTAACTGCAAAGCTGCCGAACGAAAATATTGTTTCGGATGCAGTATTATTAAAAGAATTACCGTTTAGGTTTTGATCGAGATTATTGTTTATTACTTTTACCTTTGCCACAAATTTATGTTTTAATATAAATACAGCAAAACATAAATCTTAAAGTATTGCAATTAGTTTTTCTTCAATCTTTTCGTTATATGCAATTCTAAGTAACCTAATATTGTTGTTTTTAGCAAACTCAGTTTTAATATTATCATTTTTTTGTCGCATATGAAATCCATTCATGCCATTAAAATGTTTAATCATTCTAAAATGTTGTTCTCCGTCATATTCGATTAATATATTTTTTTTAAATAAATAAAAATCAAAGGGTAAATATTTTTTATTTTTACAATTAATAAACGTTTTTTCTTTAATATATTCTATATTATTATCATTTAAAAATTTACTAATTATTCTTTCACCATTTGATTGTTTACATTTAGAACATCCCCTACCATTTAAATGACTATTTGGCGTTTGTTTAAAAATGCCATGTTTTTCACAAATAATATTAATTTTTGTGTTGTTATTTATGTAATCAACTAAGGAATAATCATATTTATTGTTATGAATTTTTATTGCATTTTGAATAAATTCTTTAGTTGCAGGTTTATATTTGTTAGCACATTTAGGGCAACCCTGATTATTTAAATGATTATTTGGTTTTTGTTCAAACACGCCATGCTCTTCACAAATAATTTTTACTTTAATACAACTTTTAACATATTTAACTAATGAATAATTATATTTATTATTATGAATTAATTTAGCTTTTTCGATAAATTCTTTGGTTGTAATATTTTTATTGGCACATTTGGGACAACCACACCCATTTAAATGTTCAATTGGTCTTTGTTCAAACATACCATGCTTTGAACACACAATTTTTATTTTTGTATGATTATTAATATAAGTAATCAAAGAATAATCATATTTGTTTTCATGAATATTTTTTGCTTTTTTAATAAATTCTATAGTTGTTAATTTTTTTGGCATTTGCAAATATATAAAAAATTTACCCTGTCATTGAGATTTTAATGTCAAATTTTTACTAAACATTAATTATTCGTTTTTTTAATGTTTGTTATAAACCTTTTGTTACATTATCGAAGGTTTGAGTTTCATCAATACTTGTACGTTTTTCTTTAACCTCAAAAAGTGATACATTTCCAACGTCATCCTTAATTTCAAATAAATTATCCTGTTTTATAATCACCCTGTTCTTATCAAAATATGTTAAAATACCATTTTTAACATCTTTAATTTGTTCTCCACCAACTATGTTTGCTAAAGTATCAATTGTATTTTCAACCAATTCAACTTCTAATACCAATGGCGAAAAATATGTGTTTGTCATTAAAATTACTCCACCAATATTACCGATGAATGGCAAAACGTTAGGTTTAACATCTGAAGAACTGCTTGGAGTTAATTGTAGAAACATTAGAGTGCCTGAATCATCAAAACGATATCTGACTGCTTTTTGAGAAGTGTTTCCAACGTTTTCACTAACAGGAACTACTTTATTTGAAGTAACGACATATCGTACCACATTTCTTAATTTAGTATTATCTGAATTAAGATATTCAATTTTAAATCCCTGTAATGCGTTGTTTGCTTTTAAATTATCAGGTAATGGAGTTGTGCTTAAATCAATTACAATGCCATTAACTGTTGGTAATGAAGATAAAACACCACAATCAACAATTGTTGTCATTATAAGTTTTGGTTTAATGTAAATTGTATATATCCCTAATTGATTAAAAATTGCTGCTGGTAATCTTAAATTATATAACCCTTCCAATACGTTACTGTTTTCAAGTAAACTTGGATTAACTACTGGTATAAAATTTGGGTCAGTGCTTGGTAGATAAAGATAAGACAATAATTCTGTTGCAACTAATGGAATTATATTTGTATTGTTTGTTTGTCTGTCTGGAGCATAATTATAATACATGTCAATATCTTCAATATTAACATCTGCAGACCTCGTAACTCCGTATAATCCAACTCCCATAGTATTAAGTATTTATCAATTCTTCTTTAGTTATCGAACAATTAGTTCTCTTAACAACATTATCTCTCCAAG